ACTGTTTGAATTTAACGCTAACCCGATTTTTTTAGTTTTAAGGTGTTGACATATGGCAGATAAACGAATCCGTTCCGACAGTTCGGCGGCAGCGGTTCAGGCCATGAAAAATGCAGCTGTGGACACCATCGATCCGCCGTCCCATGCAGGTTTGGAGAAAAAAGCCGAACCATTCTGGCATGACAATATCAGATCGAAAGCTCTGGACAGCTGGACGCCTGCCGACCTTCTAGCCGCCGTAGAACTTGCTAATAATCAGCTCTATATCACCGTTTTACGCAAGGATTTACGCAAAGAAGAGCGCATACGCGGGGAGGAGCGAGACGAAGGCCTTATAAAAGACCTCCGCAAGCAAATTGTTGAGCTACAACGAACTATCCTGGCTCAGCGCCGCGACCTCCAGATCCACTCCCACGCAACCAACGGCGAAAGTCGCGACCAGAAGAAACGTAATCAGAACGATCGTGATGCACGGAATACCAAAAACGAGCATCAGGACCAGGACGATAACCTGATCGCCTTTCCCAAGCACGGATAAAAGACTATGACGCGAGGTGAGCGTGTAATAGCGTTCATTGAGCGCTTTTGCATCGTGCCAGAAGGCAAGCTTATCGGCCAACCTATGCGGTTGGACCCCTTTCAGAAAGATTTCATCCTGGCGGTTTACGACAATCCAGCCGGAACGGATATGGCGATCCTCTCCATCGCCCGAAAAAATGGTAAGACTGGCCTGATTGCCGGAATTCTGCTGGCTCACCTGGTGGGGCCTGAAGCGGTGCAGAACACGCAGATTGTCAGCGGTGCACTCAGCCGGGAACAGGCGGCCATCGTTTTTAACCTCGCGGTGAAGATGGTTAACCTGAACCCCAAGCTGCAGGAGATTGTGCACATTACGCCCAGCGGCAAAAAGCTGATCGGCCTGCCGTGTAACGTCGAATACAAGGCTTTATCCGCAGAAGGTAAGACGACGCACGGCCTTTCCCCCATTCTGGCCATTCTCGATGAAACAGGGCAGGTTAGGGGTCCGCAGGATGATTTTATCGATGCAATAACTACGGCGCAGGGGGCTCATGAAAACCCGCTGCTAATCGTTATCAGTACGCAGGCAGCAAACGATGCTGACCTGCTTAGCATCTGGATTGATGATGCGGTCAAATCGAAAGATCCGCACATCGTGTGCCACGTTTATGAAGCGCCAAAAGACGCTGATATCAGTAAACGCGAGTCCTGGCTGGCTGCGAACCCGGCACTGGGAACATTCAGGTCAGAAAAAGACATGGCGCGCCAGGCTGAGAAAGCTTGCCGAATGCCAAGCTTCGAAAACACCTTCCGAAACCTCAACCTCAATCAGCGCGTGTCTACCGTATCGCCGTTTATCTCCCGCAGCGTGTGGGAGCTTTGCGGAGAGATGCCGATTAACACCCCGAGGAAGTGGTACGCGGGGCTGGATCTGTCAGCCAGGAACGACTTAACGGCGCTGGTTATCGCTGGTGAAGCAGATGATGGTGTCTGGGATGTTTTCCCCTTCTTCTGGACACCGCAAAAGACTCTTGAAGAGCGAACCAAAACGGACCGAGCACCCTATGACGTTTGGGTGAGGGAGGGGCTGCTGCGCACCACGCCAGGAGCTTCGGTGGATTACTCATTCGTCGTTGCGGATATCGCTGAAATTATCGGTGATTTCGACCTTACCTCGATGGCTTTTGACCGCTGGCGCATTGACCAGTTCAGGAAGGATGCCGATGCCATTGGGCTGAGCCTCCCGCTGGTCGAGTTCGGCCAGGGCTTTAAGGATATGGGGCCAGCTGTAGACACGCTGGAGTCTCTGATGCTTAACGGGCGCGTGAGGCATGGCATGCACCCTGTATTAACGATGTGTGCTGTGAATGCGGTGGTGGTGAAAGATGCTGCTGGCAACCGCAAGCTCGATAAATCCAAAGCAACGGGCCGTATTGATGGCATGGTCGCAATGACAATGTCCGTTGGTGCTGCTAATGGGGAAGTTACCGAACAGGGTGGTGACTTCGACGACTTCATTTTCCGACCGCTGAGCATGTGATGGAAGAACCTAAATACACGATTGACCTGCGAACCAATAACGGCTGGTGGGCAAGGCTGCAGTCCTGGTTTGTCGGCGGGCGTTTAGTCACCCCAAATCAGGGCTCACAGACGGGGCCTGTTTCGGCCCACGGACACCTGGGCGATTCATCCATTAACGATGAACGGATACTGCAAATTTCGACTGTGTGGCGCTGCGTGAGCCTGATTTCAACGCTCACGGCATGCTTACCGCTTGATGTCTTCGAAACAGACCAGAATGACAACCGTAAAAAAGTGGATTTGAGCAATCCACTGGCGCGACTGCTGCGCTACTCACCGAATCAGTACATGACCGCCCAAGAATTCAGGGAGGCCATGACGATGCAGCTCTGTTTCTACGGTAACGCATATGCACTTGTGGACCGCAACAGCGCAGGTGACGTGATCAGCCTTCTCCCGCTTCAGTCTGCCAATATGGATGTGAAGCTCGTCGGAAAAAAAGTGGTTTATCGCTATCAACGCGACAGCGAATACGCCGACTTTTCGCAGAAAGAGATTTTTCATCTTAAAGGCTTCGGATTCACCGGGCTTGTAGGCCTGTCACCCATTGCTTTTGCCTGTAAATCGGCAGGTGTGGCAGTTGCGATGGAGGACCAGCAGCGAGATTTCTTTGCCAACGGCGCCAAGTCTCCGCAAATCCTCTCAACTGGCGAAAAAGTGCTAACTGAACAGCAGCGCTCCCAGGTCGAAGAGAACTTCAAAGAGATCGCCGGCGGCCCGGTAAAAAAACGCCTCTGGATTCTGGAAGCGGGTTTTTCTACATCGGCAATTGGCGTAACTCCGCAGGATGCCGAAATGATGGCGTCCCGAAAATTTCAGGTAAGTGAACTGGCGCGATTCTTTGGCGTACCGCCTCACCTTGTCGGCGACGTCGAGAAATCAACGAGCTGGGGATCGGGCATCGAGCAGCAGAATCTCGGCTTCCTGCAGTACACCCTGCAGCCCTATATCTCCAGGTGGGAAAACAGCATTCAGCGGTGGCTTATTCCTGCTAAGGATGTTGGCCGCATTCATGCTGAGCACAACCTCGACGGCCTGCTGAGGGGCGATTCGGCATCCCGCGCTGCCTTTATGAAGGCAATGGGAGAGGCAGGGCTACGCACCATCAACGAGATGCGACGAACGGACAACCTCCCGCCATTGCCGGGTGGCGATGTGGCAATGCGCCAGTCGCAATACGTGCCGATCACCGATTTAGGAACCAACAAAGAGCCCCGTAATAACGGGGCTTAATTTTTATGGGGGCCGTAATGCCTGAAATCGTAAAAACGCTGTCCTTCGACGAGACAGAAATCAAATTCACCGGTGACGGTAAACAGGGGATTTTTGAAGGCTACGCCTCTGTTTTTAATAACACCGATTCCGATGGCGACATCATTCTGCCCGGGGCGTTTAAAAACGCGCTGGCGAACCAGACCCGAAAAGTGGCGATGTTTTTTAACCACAGGACGTGGGAACTGCCGGTTGGCAAATGGGACAGCCTGGCTGAGGACGAAAAAGGCCTGTATGTGCGCGGTCAACTTACCCCAGGACACAGCGGCGCCGCTGACCTGAAAGCGGCAATGCAGCACGGTACGGTTGAAGGTATGTCGGTTGGCTTTTCCGTTTCGAAAGACGATTACACCATCATTCCAACAGGCCGCATTTTTAAGAATATCCAGGCTCTGCGCGAAATCAGCGTCTGCACTTTCCCCGCCAACGAACAGGCTGGCATCGCAGCCATGAAAAGTGTCGATGGTATTGAAACGATTCGTGATGTGGAGAACTGGCTGAGGGATTCAGTCGGCCTCACCAAATCACAGGCAGTTGGGCTAATTGCCCGGTTTAAGTCAGCGATTCGGAGCGAGTCCGAGGGCGACGGAAACGAAGCACAAATAAACGCTCTGCTTCAGAGCATCAAATCTTTCCCTTCTAACTTAGGTAAATAATTATGTCTGAACTCGCTCTCATTCAAAAAGCTATCGAAGAATCCCAGCAGAAAATGACCCAGCTTTTCGATGCGCAGAAAGCAGAAATCGAAAGCACAGGCCAGGTTTCCAAACAGTTGCAGTCCGACCTGATGAAAGTACAGGAAGAGCTGACCAAATCCGGCACTCGCCTCTTCGATCTGGAACAGAAACTGGCATCCGGCGCTGAGAATCCTGGTGAGAAGAAATCCTTCTCTGAACGGGCTGCTGAAGAGCTTATTAAGTCATGGGACGGTAAACAGGGCACCTTTGGCGCTAAAACGTTTAACAAGTCACTAGGCAGTGACGCTGATTCGGCTGGCTCACTGATCCAGCCTATGCAGATCCCAGGCATCATCATGCCAGGCCTGCGCCGTCTTACCATTCGTGATCTGCTGGCTCAGGGCCGCACTTCCAGTAACGCTCTGGAATATGTGCGTGAAGAGGTGTTTACCAATAACGCCGACGTGGTGGCAGAGAAAGCACTGAAGCCAGAATCGGATATCACCTTCAGCAAACAAACCGCGAACGTGAAGACCATCGCGCACTGGGTGCAGGCATCACGTCAGGTGATGGATGATGCGCCAATGCTTCAGTCCTACATTAACAACCGCCTCATGTACGGCCTGGCACTGAAGGAAGAGGGCCAGCTGCTGAACGGCGACGGTACCGGGGATAACCTGGAAGGGCTGAACAAAGTGGCAACCGCCTATGACACCTCGCTGAATGCCACCGGCGACACCCGCGCTGACATTATCGCTCACGCTATTTATCAGGTGACCGAGTCTGAGTTCAGCGCTTCCGGTATCGTCCTGAACCCGCGCGACTGGCACAACATCGCGTTGCTGAAAGACAATGAAGGCCGCTATATCTTCGGTGGTCCTCAGGCATTCACCAGTAACATCATGTGGGGCTTGCCAGTGGTTCCGACTAAGGCGCAGGCCGCCGGCACCTTTACCGTAGGCGGTTTCGATATGGCCTCACAGGTCTGGGATCGCATGGATGCCACCGTGGAAGTTAGCCGTGAAGACCGCGATAACTTCGTGAAAAACATGCTGACCATCCTGTGCGAAGAGCGTCTGGCGCTGGCGCATTATCGCCCGACAGCAATCATCAAGGGCACCTTCTCTTCTGGCTCATGATGGAGGGGGCGGGGAAACCCGCCCTTTTAACGTATGGCGATAGATGTTCTGGATGTAATTTCCCTCAGTCTGTTTAAGCAGCAGATTGAGTTTGAGGAAGACGACAGGGACGAGCTGATCACGCTGTACGCCCAGGCCGCTTTTGACTACTGCATGCGCTGGTGCGATGAACCAGCATGGAAGGTTGCGGCTGATATTCCTGCCGCCGTTAAGGGCGCCGTTCTGCTTGTCTTTGCTGACATGTTTGAACACCGGACGGCACAAAGCGAAGTGCAGCTTTATGAGAATGCAGCCGCCGAACGCATGATGTTCATTCATCGCAACTGGCGCGGTAAAGCCGAATCAGAGGAGGGCTCCTGATGGAACCAGGACGATTCAGGCACCGGGTAAAAATTCTCACCTTCACGACTTCGCGCGATCCATCTGGTCAGCCGGTTGAATCGTGGACAGGTGGCAACCCGGTCCCGGCTGAGGTAAAGGGGATCAGCGGCAGAGAGCAGCTTTCAGGCGGCGCGGAAACGGCGCAGGCAACGATTCGCGTCTGGATGCGCTTCAGGTCAGAGCTGAATGCCTCTTCTCGTCTGGAAGTGCTCAGCGGCCCGTATAAAGGTCAGGTGCTAAATATCATCGGTCCTCCTGTAGCAAATGCGACTGGCACTCGCCTGGAAATTCTTTGCAAAACGGGAGCTGAAAAATGATTGAGACGAGCCTCGATTTTTCCGGGTTAAATGACATCGCAAAGGATCTGGAGGCGCTTAGCCGCGCTGAAAACAATAAGGTTCTTCGTGATGCCACCCGCGCCGGCGCGGAAGTGCTTAAGGAAGAAGTGATCGCCCGCGCTCCGGTGCGTACCGGGAAACTGAAAAAAAACGTGGTGGTGGTGACCCAAAAAAGCCGTCGCCGCGGGGAAATTTCTTCCGGCGTCCATATTCGTGGCGTTAACCCGCGCACCGGAAACAGCGATAACACGATGAAGGCTAATAACCCGAGAAACGCCTTTTACTGGCGATTCGTTGAGCTGGGTACCGCGAACATGCCTGCACATCCGTTTGTGCGACCCGCTTACGATACTCGCGAGGAAGAGGCCGCCAGCGTCGCCATTGCCAGGATGAATCAGGCTATTGATGAGGTATTGAGCAAGTGAATGAAGATAATATCTACGCCTTGCTTTCTCCCCTGGCAGAAGGACGGGTATATCCCTATGTTGCGCCATTAGGTAGTGACGGTAAACCGTCTGTCTCTCCACCCTGGATTATCTTTTCCATCGTCGATGATGTTTCCGCTGACGTGCTGTGTGGTCAGGCAGAGAGCAGGGTTTCCGTTCAGGTCGATGTGTATTCCACTTCGATCGCTGAATCACGATCCCTGAGAGATTTGGTGCTCGCTTCGCTTGAGCCGTTAACCCCTACAGAGGTGGTAAAAATCCCCGGGTACGAGCCAGATTATCGGCTCTACCGTGCCACCCTGGATTTTAAAGTTACCCCCTGACAATTAATTCACCCAACGAACCCGCCAGATGGCGGGTTTTCTTTTTCCAGGAGACAGCTATGTCTGCACTTTATGAAAAATCGCAGCTGACGAAGATCCTTATTTCCTCCCTGCCGTCCACCAAAGAAACGATGGATTCCGCCACCTTTCTCGATCTGAGTTGCACCATCAAAGAAATTCAGTTCACTGGTGGCCAGAAGCAGGATATCGACGTAACAACACTTTGCTCTACCGAGCAGGAGAACATCAACGGCCTGCCTTCTCCGTCAGAAATCTCTCTGTCCGGCAACTTCTACAATAATCCAGCGCAGGACGCCTTGCGTGATGCGTATGACAACGACACCACTTACGGCTTCCAGATCATCTTCCCGTCAGGTAATGGTTTTAAGTTCCTGGCCGAAGTTCGCCAGCATACCTGGTCATCTGGTACCAATGGTGTTGTGGCAGCTACATTCTCACTGCGCCTTAAAGGCAAGCCTGTCCCGATTGACTCTGTACTTAAACTGACCACTGATCTTCCTTCCTCACTGTCTGTAGCGGTGGGGGCTGCGATCAGCATGGCTGTAGTAGCTGCCGGTGGTAAGCCTCCGTATGCCTACACCTGGAAGAAGGCAGGTAGCACCGTCAGCGGGCAGACATCCGATACCTTTAATAAAGCCACCGCAGTTTCAGGTGATGCAGGTGATTACACCTGTGTGGTTACGGATTCTTCTTCTCCGGTCAAAACGGTTACCTCAGCTGCCTGCACCCTTACTATCAGTTAATGGAGATGCCGGGTTGTCCCGGCATGGATAAGCGATGTCGCAAACTTTAAAACAATTAGCCATGGCGAAAATGGCTGGCTTTCGCCATAAGACGGTCGTTGTCCCTGAGTGGGAAGGTGTCAAAGTGGTTCTCCGTGAGCCGTCAGGTGAAGCCTGGCTGCGCTGGCAGGAGGTGGTGAAAGGGGGGGCCGACGATGAAAATGTGTCGGTATCGGAAAAGGCGCACCGTAATCTTTGCGCTGACGTGGTGCTCTTCATTGACGTTCTGTGTGACACCGATAAGCAACCGGTATTCAGCGTAGACGAAGAAGAGCAGGTGCGTGAAATCTACGGGCCCGTGCACTCACGTCTGCTCAAACAGGCGCTTGACCTGATCAACAATGCGGACGAAGCGCGGGAAAAGTCTCAACCCCCGGCGTAAAGTTTCTGATGTCGCTTGCGCTCCGGATGGGGCGCACGCTCTCAGAGCTTCGGCAGAATATGACGGCAAGCGAGCTTCTGATGTGGATTGAGTACGACAGGCAAAGCCCGGTTGGCGATATTCGCGGTGATATCCATGCAGCGCAGATTGTCTCTGCCATCTACGGCTCGCAGGGGGCAAAAGTACCGCTGGACGATGCGATCCTGCGCTGGGGTGGTGATGAGCAATCAGAACCGAAGGACCCGTTTGCAGGGCTTGAGGCGGCACTTACAGCTGCGACACAATAATTGCTTCACATGCCTTCAATGTAGCGATACGCTCTTTCCTTAAGTAAAGGAGGCGTTATGGAACCACTGGTAGTAGTGTTTGGAATATTCGGCTGGCTGATAAATCTAATTGTGATTTTTTATTTATTACGGTTTAGCACAAGGGCAAATGAACAAGTTGAAGCCCTTAAAGAGATAAATAAAAAGCAAGATGCGCAAATAGATTTATTAATACAAGTCGCTCACCAAAGAAAAGACAGTTTATAACTCACGACCCGCTATCAAGCGGGTTTTTTTTATGGGTGAAAATATGGCTACGTTGCGCGAACTGATCATCAAAATATCTGCAAACTCTCAGTCATTCCAGTCTGAAATTTCTCGTGCTTCAAGAATGGGGAATGACTATTACCGGGTAATGCAGACTGGAGGACGCCAATCGGCCGCAGCTTCGCGTGAAACTCAGCGTGCCTTGGCTGAGGTAACTAGTCAAATAAACACCGCGAAGGCCTCAGCACTGGGAATGGCTGGTGCATTTGCTGGAGCATTTGCGACTGGTCATCTTATATCGCTGGCCGATGAATGGAGCTCTGTTAATGCCAGGCTAAAGCAGGCTTCCCAGTCGTCAGATGATTTCACGGAGTCCCAGCGGGCGCTGATGGATATTAGCCAGCGAACCGGAACCGCCTTCTCTGATAATGCGAGTCTTTTTGCGCGTTCAGCCGCTTCTATGCGTGAATATGGCTACAGTTCAGAAGAGGTTCTGAAGGTAACCGAGGCTATATCAACAGGGCTTAAGCTGTCAGGCGCAAGCGCGTCTGAAGCGAGTTCGGTAATCACGCAGTTCAGCCAGGCTCTGGCGCAGGGTGTTCTTCGAGGCGAGGAATTTAACTCCGTCAACGAAAACGGTGATCGAGTTATCCGTGCTCTTGCCGCAGGGATGGGTGTAGCTCGTAAAGATCTGAAGGCAATGGCCGATCAGGGGATGCTAACCGCAGATAAAGTTGTCCCGGCCCTGATAAGTCAACTTGGCACTATGCGTGGTGAATTTGAGGCAATGCCGCAGACCGTTTCTGCTGCCACGACGAAAGTCGAAAATGCTTTCATGGCATGGGTAGGTGGCGCTAATGAAGCCACTGGTGCGACAAGTACTCTTGTTGCCGTATTGAATACGGTTTCTGACAATATAGACACTGTGGCTACGGCTGCCGGAGCTTTGGCTGCGATAGGTGGAGCTCGCTATCTTGGAGGGATGTTTGGCGATCTTGGGAACCAGACGGCGCAATTAATAGATGCCAGAAAGAACGAAATTGCGCTCGCAGCTGCAAGGGCTGAATCTGCTACCCAATCACAACGCAAGGCCGCCGCCGATGCTATTGCTGCTGAGCGAGCTTACCAGCTTGCTCAGTCAGAACTTGTGCTGGCAAAGAATACTAATGCTGAGGCTACTGCCACTCAAAATGCCATATCCAAGCGCCGGGCAATGATTACAGCAAATGCGGCACTGGTACAGTCAAACAGAGCCGTTGCAGCCTCTCAGCAGGCACTTAACTCTGCAACATCAGTGCTGGGGCTTGTAAAAACTGGCGCTACGGGTCTTTTGTCGTTAGTTGGTGGTTTGCCAGGAATTTTAATGTTGGGTGCTGGGGCGTGGTACACGATGTATCAACGCCAAGAACAAGCCAGGGAATCTGCAATCCAATATGCGGACACAATCGAGCAGGTACGAGATAATCTGAAATCAATGTCTCAGACGCAGATATCCGCCAACCTTGGACAGGCGAATATTTCACTGGATGCTCAGAATAGTGCGATTGAACAGCAGAAGCAGAAAGTTGCTGAATTATCCAATCAACTTTATAACGCAAAATTAGCAGCCAATTCTGCTTCAGAGGGGACATGGCTGTATAACGATGCGGTTGAGAAAGCCGCAGACTTTGCTTCAGAACTTGCGGTTGAAGAAGGCCGACTTGAGCAAATGCTCAATAAAAGAAAGCAAACACAACAGTTAATAAACGACATAACTGATCAGGCTATAAATAAAACAGTAGAAATGGCTGGCGCCGTAAGTTCTCTTACAGAGATGTATGACCGGCTGAACAAGGTTTCCAGACAGTCTACAGCAGTGTCCCCACCAAAATATGCAGGACCTGTACTTCCTGCGCTTGATAATAAGCAACAACAAGCTATTGAGAAAGCACAGCGACAGCTTGAGCTATCTGGCCTTCAGGGTTTGGATAAGGCTCGAAAGCAGGCAGAATTCGATGCATCTGATCTGAACCTTCCAGCTGGTTGGCGTGAGAAATATGTCAGCATGGAAGTTGAGTCTGCCAGGCAATTACAAGCAATTCGTAACTCAAGCCGCCATAAGGGTGGAAAATCCGAGGCGGAAAAAACAGCTGATACCTATGACAAGCTGATCAAGCAGCAAAAAGAGCAGATCGCTCTGCAAGGGCAGAATACCGAGCTGGCAAAGGTTAAATATCAGGTAAGCCAGGGTGAGCTTTCTACGCTAAGTCAGGCCCAGAAAGCCGAAGTTATGCGTAATGCTGCTCTCATCGATCAGGTTAAATTGCGTGAGCAACTGCGAAATTACGAAGCCAACCTTGCTGACAGTAACGACAGCGCCCGCGCAGCCAATGAAGCGCAACTGCTGGGCTACGGGCAGGGAACCAGGTTCCGTGAAAGACTTCAGGAGCAGTTCAATCTGCGTAAGGAGTTTGAGCAGAAGAATACCGATCTTCTCCGCCAGCGTCAGGCTGGTGAAATCGACGAGACGTTCTATCAGCAGGGGCTGGCACTTAATAAGCGCTACCTCGAAGAGCGCCTGCGCGACCAGGAGGGATATTACGCAGCTTCTGATGCGCAGCGTGACGACTGGATGACGGGACTGTCTGAGGGTTATGCGAACTGGGTGGATGAAGCGACAGATTACTCCTCCATGGCAGCTGACGGGATGAAGCAGGCAATGGGTGGGGCGGTAACTTCGATTACTGACATGCTCAATGGTAACGTCGACAGCTGGAAGGACTGGGGTGTCAGCGTACTGAAGATCATCCAGAATGTTCTGGTCAATATGGCTGTTGCTAACGGCGTCAGTTCAATTGGTTCTCTCTTCAGCTTTGGCGCATCTTCCGCCGCTGCCGCCAGTAGCGGTACTGCAATTCAGAACGCTGGCGCGAACTTCACCTTTAACGCGAAGGGTAATGTTTACGACTCTCCGTCCCTGAGCGCATACAGCAATGGCGTGTTTCAGACCCCTCAGCTTTTTGCTTTTGCCAAAGGAGCGGGTGTGTTTGCAGAGGCTGGACCTGAAGCCATTATGCCGCTTACCCGTGCTGCTGATGGTTCGCTTGGCGTTCGGGCTGTTGGCACTGGTGGTGGTCAGGCTGTATCTTCGGCTCCACAGGTTTACATCACCATCGATGGCAACGGAAATACTTCCACGCAGACTTCACCCGGCCTTGAGCAATTTGGTGCTGATGTCGGTAAATATATTGATCAGCGATATAAGCAGAACATCATGCGAGATATTCGGCCTGGCGGTGACATCTGGAACGCAATGAAAGGAACCCGATAAAAATGGCTATCGAAACTTTCACCTGGTGCCCACGACTTAACGCTGAGGCAGATATAAATTTCCGCGTCAGGAAAGCACAGTTTGGTGATGGATATGAGCAGGTTTCAGGGGATGGATTGAATACCAGAACCCAGCAGTGGACGCTCAACTTTACTGGCAACGAAACCTACATTTCCGCCATTAAATCTTTTCTCGACAGGCATGAAGGAACGAAAGCCTTTCAATGGAAGCCGCCGCTCGAGCCTTTGGGTTTGTATCGTTGCGAAACGTATAAACCCACCGGGCTGGGTGCGGGAAAATTCAACCTTGAAGCAACATTCATCCAGGCATTTAAACCATGAGCTTAAACGCAGACTATCAGAAGCTTGAATCCGGAAACGATGTTCGTCTGATTGAGGTGGACGGTTCTTCCTTTGGGCTAACGGACGTTCTCCGCTTTCACAATTACCGCATTCCCCACACGGAAGCGGAAATCATCGCCGCTGGTGGGGATGAGTCCAAGCTTCCGGCGAAACCAATCTGGTGGCAGGGAAATGAATACGCCGCCTGGCCGTATCAGCTGGAAGGCCTGGAAAAATCAACCAGTGGGAGCAATGCAACGCCATCACTGACGGTTGCGAACATCGAAAGCTCTATTTCTGCCATGTGTCTTGCGTATGACGATCTGCTGCAGGCGAAAGTCACTATTCACGACACAAAAGAGAAATATCTCGATGCCAGAAATTTCGCGGACGGCAACCCCACAGCAGACCCGACTCAGGAAAAGCTGCAGGTCTGGTATATCGACGGGAAAACTGGCGAGCTTGCCGGTGAAACCGTTGAATTTGTTCTGTCCAGCCCGATGGACCTGCAGGGGCAAATGATCCCGACGCGACAGCTTCATTCCCTGTGTACCTGGTGCATCCGAAATAAATATCGTACCGGCGACGGCTGCGACTATGCCGGCACCCGCTATTTCGATAAAAACAACAACCCGGTAAGCGATCCGTCGCTGGATGAATGCAATGGCACGCTGACGGCCTGCAAACTCCGATTCGGCGAAAATAACGAACTCTCGTTTGGTGGCTTCCCTGGTACGTCGCTGATCAGGAGTTGATATGCGTCAGAAAACCATCGATGCGATTATGGCGCATGCTGCAGCTGAATATCCTCGTGAGTGTTGTGGCGTGGTGGCGCAAAAGAGCCGGGTAGAGAAATATTTTCCATGTAGTAACCTCGCTACCGAGCCGACAGAACATTTTCACCTGTCTCCAGAAGACTATGCAGCTGCTGAGGACTGGGGTACGGTGATCGCCATCGTTCACAGTCACCCTGACGCCACAACGCAGCCGAGCGAACTGGATAAAGCGCAATGCGACGCAACGCTTTTACCCTGGCATATTGTGAGCTGGCCGGAGGGGGATTTACGCACCATCCAGCCGCGCGGAGAACTGCCACTGCTGGAGCGTCCGTTTGTGCTTGGACACTTCGACTGCTGGGGGCTGGTAATGAGCTATTTCCGGCAAACGCATGGTATCGAGCTCCACGATTACCGGGTGGATTATCCCTGGTGGGAAAACGCCTATCCGGACAATTTTTATCAGGATTGCTGGTATGAATGCGGATTCAGGGAGTTTGACGGCCCGCCTCAGGAAGGGGACCTCGTCATCATGCAGGTGCAGGCCGATAAGTGGAATCATGCCGGGATTTTACTGGAGGGTAACATGCTGCTGCACCACCTGTACGGACATCTGAGCCAGCGCGTGCCGTATGGGGGCTACTGGCAGGAAAGGACGATGAAGATTCTTAGACATCAGAATTTTATTTAACAAACTGTCACTGATACTATCGTGTAGCACACAGCAAGGAGAACGATATGTATACAGTTGGGTTTGGTTGGATCTTCGTCGGTATTTTTATTGGGTTAATTCTCTGGTTTTTCATCAACCGCGCCAGCGTCAGAGCGAACAGGCAGGTTGAATTACTTGAGTCTATCGACCAGAAATTATCAAAAATAGTAGATCCAAACTTCGAGGCAAATAACAAAGACCAGTCGAAAGAAAACTACCTTGAAGAAGCAAGGAAAAAAGCTGGGCTTTGAGAGCGTAAATTAACAAACCACCTACGGGTGGTTTTTTTATGGGGGCAGCATGCAAGAGGTAATGACAAGAATTGAGCTAAGTGGCGTGCTAGCTAAGACATATGGAAGGGTTCATCACCGTCTGGTTCTCACTACTGCTGAAGCCATTAATGCACTCGCGAAAACCATCAATGGATTCGAGAAATTCTTAAACACAAGCAAAGCCCGAGGGCTGACGTATGCCGTTTATAGAGATAAAAAGAATATTGGCGTTGATGATCTCGGCTTTCCCGTCACCGGCGAAGTGATCCGGATTGTCCCTGTAGTAATAGGGAGTAAAAAGGCTGGTCTTTTGCAGACGATCTTGGGGGCCGTGCTTATTACTGCTGCTGTGTTGACTGGCCCCGGCGGTATTGGCGCTGCTTTCGCTGCTGGTGGATTGACGGGGTTTGCTGCTGCCACTGGTGCCTCGTTGGTCCTCGGTGGGGTTATTCAGCTTCTTTCACCACAGCCATCAGGCATAGCCAGCAAACAAAGCGCAGATAACCGTGCATCGTATGCATTCGGCGGTGTTACAAACACCGCGGCACAGGGGTACCCGGTGCCTCTGCTTTATGGTAAGCGTCGAATCGGCGGAGCGATTATTTCTGCCGGAATTTATGTCGAAGATCAGCAGTAGATAACAAACCTTTTTACAAGCCACCTCCGGGGGGCTTTTTTTATGGACGCAATATGGCAACTGCAACCGCGATTAAAGGCCGCAAAGGCGGTAGTTCAAAGACACGCACTCCAACTGAACAGCCCGATGATCTGCAGTCAGTTGCGAAGGCGAAAATTTTAATCGCCCTTGGCGAGGGCGAGTTCTCCGGGCAATTAACCGGCAAAGATATCTACCTGGACGGAACAGCGCTGGAGAACGCCGACGGCTCCCAAAACTTCAGCGGCGTTACGTGGGAATTTCGCGCGGGAACGCAGGCGCAAAAATATATTCAGGGTATTCCCGGTACCGAAAACGAGATCAGCGTAGGAACTGAGGTATCAAGTGCCACAGCCTGGACGCGCACGTTTACCAATACGCAGCTTTCAGCAGTTCGCCTGCGTCTTAAATGGCCCTCGCTTTTCAAACAGGAAGACGACGGCGATCTGGTGGGTTACTCGGTCAATTATGCGATTGACCTGCAGACTGACGGCGGCACATGGCAGACGGTACTCAATACCAGCGTGACCGGCAAAACGACGTCTGGTTATGAGCGCAGCCACCGTATCGATTTACCGCAGGCTGGCAGCACCTGGACAATACGTCTGCGTAAGATTACCTCTGACGCCAACAGCGCGAAGATCGGCGACACGATGATGCTGCAGAGCTTCACCGAGGTGATTGACGCCAAACTGCGCTACCCGAACACCGCGCTGCTCTACGTCGAATTCGACTCAAGCCAGTTCAACGGCTCTATTCCTCAAATTTCATGCGAACCGCGCGGCCGCGTTATCCGCGTTCCAGATACCTACGACCCTGAAACCCGCACTTATAGCGGTACATGGACCGGTGCGTTTAAGTGGGCATGGACGGATAACCCTGCGTGGATTTTTTACGACCTGGTTGTTTCTGACCGGTTCGGCCTTGGGCACCGTTTGACCGCTGCGAATATTGATAAATGGACGCTTTATCAGGTTGCTCAGTATTGTGATCAGATGGTGCCAGACGGCAAAGGGGGCAACGGTACAGAACCACGTTATACCTGCAACGTGTACATTCAGGACCGGAACGACGCCTACACAGTCCTGCGTGATTTTGCCGCTATCTTCCGTGGCATGACCTACTGGGGCGGGGATCAGATTGTGGCCCTGGCTGACATGCCGCGCGATGTTGATTACAGCTATACGCGCGCTAACGTTGTTGGCGGTCGCTTCACCTATTCGAGCAGCACCACGAAAAGCCGCTACACCACAGCGCTGGTTTCATGGTCAGACCCGGGTAACGCTTATGCCGACGCGATGGAGCCGGTATTTGAGCAGGCGCTGGTGGCGCGGTACGGCTTCAATCAGCTGGAAATGACAGCCATCGGCTGCACCAGGCAGTCAGAGGCGAACCGAAAGGGGCGCTGGGGTATTCTCACCAATAACAAGGATCGCGTTGTTTCGTTTGATGTCGGGCTGGACGGAAACATTCCGCAGCCGGGCTACATCATCGCCGTGGCAGACGAGCTGCTTTCCGGAAAGGTTATGGGCGGCCGCATCAGCGCCGTTAACGGTCGCGTTATCAAACTTGACCGCGTAGCTGATGCAGCACCAGGTGATCGCCTTATTCTCAACCTTCCCTCCGGAGCGTCGCAGAGCAGGACCATTCAGGCCGTGAACGGGGAATCAGTCACAGTCACCACGGCATACAGTGAGACGCCACAGGCCGAAGCTGTTTGGGTGGTTGAATCTGACGAGCTTTACGCGCAGCAGTATCGTGTTGTCAGCGTTTCCGATAACAATGATGGCACTTTCTCGATTACCGGCGCATGGCACGACCCGGATAAATATGCCCGTATCGATACCGGAGCCATCATTGACCAACGGCCGGTGAGCGTGATCCCGCCGGGCAACCAGTCGCCGCCTGCGAATATCGTGATCAGCTCGTTTTCCGTGGTTCAGCAAAATATCAGCGTCGAAACGATGCGCGTGAGCTGGGACCAGGCGCAGAACGCTATCGCCTATGAAGCACAATGGCGCCGCAACGACGGGAACTGGGTTAACGTGCCGCGCACCTCCACCACGTCATTCGACGTCCCGGGGATTTATGCCGGGCGCTACCTGGTGCGCGTGCGCGCAATCAATGCCGCAGAAATTTCATCTGGATGGGGCTACTCAGAAGAGAAAACGCTGACGGGTAAAGTGGGCAATCCACCGAAGCCGGTTGGCTTTATCGCTTCTGAAAACGTGGTATTCGGTATCGAGCTGAATTGGGGATTCCCGGCGAATACCGACGACACGCTGAAGACGGAAATTCAGTACAGTCTGACCGGTACCGAAGACGATGCGATGCTGCTGGCCGATGTGCCTTACCCGCAGCGCAAATATCAGCAGATGGGCCTTAAGGCTGGGCAGATTTTCTGGTACCGCGCGCAGCTGGTTGACCGCAGCGGTAACGAGTCAGGTTATACCGGCTGGGTTCGTGGGCAGGCCAGTATCGATGTTTCTGACATCACAGATGTGATCCTTGAAGACATCAAAGGGTCTGAGACGTTCAAAGACCTGATCGAGAACGCTGTGGACAGCAATGAAAAAATTGCTGGCATGGCTGACGACATCAAACAGGCCAACGATGAACTTGAACTCCAGGCGCAGGAAATCGCAAAAAACGCGCAGGACATCGGGCAGGTTCAGACCAGCGTTAATGAGCTTTCTAGCACGGTCGGTGATGTGTCGTCTTCTCTCTCAGATCTTGAGCAGACTGTTGCGACTGCTGATACCGCACTGGGCCAGCGAATCGACAGCATCAGCGTGTCTATGGACGGCATGACGGGCGGGGTGAAGAACTCTGCTATCGCAATTATCCAGAACGGGCTGGCACAAGTGGCTACGCGTAAATCGTTGTCAGCTTCGGTCGCAGGGAACAGTGCGCAGCTGGATCGTATTGATGAGGTAATCGTTAACGAGAAGGAGGCAACGGCGCGTTCTCTGCTGAGCCTGCAGACGGATGTCAACGGCAACAAGGCATCCATAAACAGCCTGAATCAGACGTTCTCCGACTATCAGCAGGCTACGGCCACGCAGATAAACGGCATAACGGCGACGGTGAACGGGCATACCTCCGCCATCACCACTAACGCTCAGGCGATAGCCAACGTTAATGGCGACCTCAGCGCGATGTACAACATCAAGGTTGGCGTTTCCAGCAACGGTCAGTATTACGCCGCGGGGATGGGTATCGGCGTGGAGAATACGCCATCCGGCATGCAGTCGCAGGTTATCTTCCTGGCTGATCGCTTCGCCGTCACCACGGCAGCCGGTAACAGCGTGGCTTTGCCGTTTGTGATCCAGAATGGACAGACATTCATCCGGGCCAGTTTCATCCAGGACGGCACTATCAGCAACGCAAAGATTGGTAATTTTATCCAGTCGAACAATTATGTTGCTGGTTCTGCTGGCTGGAAGCTTGATAAAGGGGGGACGTTTGAGAACTACGGTTCGACTGCTGGTGAGGGAGCCATGAAACTGACAAATCAGACGATCAGCGTCAAAGATGGCAGTAATGTTCTTAGGGTGCAGGTTGGCCGATTAACGGGAGTATTCTGAAATGGCTTATGGAATACAGACCTGGGATGCTTCAGGAAAACCCAACAACTATGGCATCAAACCCGTTTCCGTCGTTGGGCGAATACAGCTGGCTGCCGGGCAAACCTCAGGCAGCTGGTCTTTTACGGTGCCCTCAGGAATGAAAGTTGGTTTTGTTCTTTCACTTGATGAAGGAGGTAACAGCGTAGGGCGGCGCATTGTCGCGTCAGGGAGCACAATAACCGTAAGCGCTGCATCTTCTGTAGGTCTGGGTAATTATCCGGCCTCAAAGTGTGAAGTGGTCGTTTTCATGGAGAAAGCATAATGGCCGAATTTGGCGCGATGATATTAATGGACAACGGGAACCCATTTGTAACGCCCCAGTCAACGCCTTTTTGTCTTTACGGCAAGTACACTTTCAACTCCTCTGCTAATGGCAGTTCGCAGCAGGTTGCTCAGAATATTGCATTAAATGCTGACTACCCTGTGATGGTATTTATCAGGACCACAAATACCGCCCAGCCCACGCCAGTAATATCTTACCGGAACGGCGGAAATATATATGTCGCGGGGGTTAATCCCTATAACCAGAGCTTCACGTTAACCGCATATATTTTTGCCATATTTCCCCAGACGTTACCGAAATGGGGGATGGCCATCTGGGATTCGAGCGGGAAGCTGGTACTCACTAATGAGTCCCGCGTGCTGTCAGACTTGCAGACAATCGGAACGCCTGGAGCAAACGGCGGGATTAACATTGACCAGACGCTTGATGGTTCATGGGCAGTGGCTCCATCAAGGCTGGGGCAAGTGAACAGAAACGACGCTTACTCATCTTGTAGGTATTCAGGCACAAGTACAAGAATAAACGCCGGTACAGCCGCAAATACACCTGGCGGTGCTGGAGGGGTGATAAATAATGGAATTATCCTGACAGCAATTAAAACAGACGCCTATGACTGATTGTTTTGAGCGATCAATAACAAATAATTTATCTATCTAATCAATTATACCCATCGATTATGTATTGGTATCTTCGAAGCTACTGAATACCTCTGGATACTATCAAAATGAAAAGGCTAATTATCTGCATAGCGGGCGCTTTAATGCTGTCTGGTTGTGCTGGTGTACTTGAGAAACAGAAACCGATTTGCAGCGGCACGGCATATATGGGTGGCCATGAGAATACCGTTATGATTTACGCCGTTCGAAAGCAAAACAACCAGACGCAATACCGGGCCGGATATCCCTTTAACTGGCGCTGGGTAAGTGCGAACACATTCACAAGCACGACATGTAAATAACTCATGATTTTCAATGCAAACCTCGCCTCGGCGGGGTTTTTTATTGCCTGGAGAAAATATGCTTTATAACACTGGAACCATCGCCATTAACGGAAACAGCGCCACCGGCACGGGCACGAACTGGACGGCACCCGCCAGCCAGGTTCGCGCTGGCCAGACGATTATCGTGATGTCTAACCCGGTGCAGCTGTTTCAGATTTCATCCGTGAACAGCGCCACGTCAATGACGGTTACTCCAGCTGCTTCCCCGGCGCTGAGCGGCCAGAAGTACGGCATTCTTGTTACTGATAGTCTCTCGGTTGATGGCCTGGCGCAGAGCATGTCTCAGCTCATCAACGAGTATGACGAGAACATCGGCGCCTGGGAGACATTTGCCACCACCTCAGCAAATCAGAACATCACCGTTACCATCAACGGCGCTCGTGTAACCATTCCGGCGATCGGCAAACTGGTCCAGAAAGGGAGCAATGGGGCGGTTGGAGTTTCGGACGGCGGGACCGGGGCAACGAATGCCGCTGACGCTCGCACAAACCTCGGTTTGGTTAAACAGACTTCTATTGATGACGGCACACCGGGTCGATTACTTACTACCGAGTATTCCTTCGGGCTAGGACCAGCGCCCAGATCAACATATCCAATGGGTCAGGGAACACAGTTTTTGATTTATGCATCAACACCCAGCAACGGAGAGACTCCGGATTCTTCACTCGGTTGCGGCGTGCAGGTCGCATACGATTCTACAAGAAGGGCTCAATATTTCATAAAAACTAATGGATATTTTTATAGTCGGTTTTCACTAACATCAGGAATTCTTGATGCATCCACTGCGTGGAATATGCACTATACAACCAAGAATACTACTAAATCTAGCGATGGAACCCTTAAGGCTGCGTCTCCGGTTGCCCGTATTGTAGCGAGCCAAGAAGCCTGCCAGCGCTCAGATATAACTGAGGATGGTTTCTCCTGGTGCGGCTGCGGTACGGCGAATGCAGAAGCTGAAGGTATCAGCATATCTCGTCTTGATGTAGGTGTTTATACGCTTACCGGTTCAGCAGGCCTGGCTTCTTCTGGCTGGCAACTCTTACCACCTATGGATCCTGGTGGTATGGGGGAGCTAGGTGTCGTTGAGGCAGAGCAAGCCGAAAGCGGCGACCTGACGATTCGCCTGTATAAACGCAAATATATCCTAAGCGATGAAGGTGAGATCGTCAAAACCAAAGGTGAATTGATGGACGTGCCGGCGAACAGTTGGATCGATGTGCGTCTCGATATGCCTGAAAGCAGTGCCTGGAATCAGCGTCAGAAAGAGGCGGCTGAGCCTGCTTCGTAAAAGAAACCGCCGTCTGTCGTATGCAAGAACGGGCGGCGGCTGGCTGGCGAACTTACGATAGTGCGAGTATTGAATGATTTCCAGCCGTTACCGATTTTACTATGTTTTCAGTAGAACACTCAGACAAAACTGAGACACACAAAGCTTTGTACTGGATTGCAAGACTTTGTGCTATCTGAGATATAGCAATGTTGGTTGCTCCACCTTTTCATCAACCCAATCCGCCCACCACTGCATCATTTCTCTGCGCTTATCGAGATACTGAGCATGGTTGTAAATCCCACGCACAGATCCGCCGTTGGCATGTGCCAGTTGCACTTCAATAGCATCAGCAGGCCATTCGTGCTCGTTCATAATCGTGCTGAATTCATGCCTGAATCCGTGACCGCTTTCCAGACCTTCATAGCCGATTTGTTTGATCACAAGCAATACCGCGTTCTCGCAGATTGGCTTCTTCTTATCGTTGCGCCCGGCAAAAACAAACTCTGATACTGGTTTAGTGATGGAGCTTAGCGTAGTGAGAAGTTCAACCACCTGGTCTGACATAGGAACAACATGAATCTTGCGTCCCTTCATCACACTGGCGTCGATAGTGATAATCCTGTTTTCAAAATCGACGTTCTTCCATTGCATGGAACGAAGCTCTTTCGTTCTTAGGGCTGTGTAGCGTAAAACTTTGGTCGCAATGAGCGATACGATGCTTCCTGAAAATGTTGCCAGTGCTTTGTTGAATGCCGGGATCTGGTCTGCAGGAAGAAACGGGAAGTTCTTCTTGCGGTATCCCTTCATGGCGTCAGCAAGGTCAGGTGCCGGGTTATATTTAGCCCTTCCGGTGACAATAGCGTAACGGAAAACCTCGCCGCATCTTCTGCGGGCTTTGTTGGCTCGCTCCATTGCACCGCGATCTTCAAATCTGCGGATTACTTCCAACAGTTGCATCGGCTCAATATCCTGAATCTCAAGACCGCCGATGATGGGTAAAATGTCGTCATCAAACATTTTTGCAAGTTCATTTGCATAGCCTACTGACCAGACTTGCTTCTTGTGCTCGTACCATTCCTTGTAAATGGCGCTAAAGGAATTGTTGTTAGACGAAGCCTTTTTCGCTTTTACCGGATCGATGCCAACCGAGATGTCTTTCCTCGCGGTCCATGCTTTATCCCTTGCCTCCTGCAAAGTCATAAGCGGATATTTTCCTACGGTCAGGATTTTCTCCTTACCGTCAATCTTGTAGCGAAGCTGCCATACCTTTTTCCCTGACACAGGGACAAAAAGGTACAGGCCATTACCATCGAGAAGGCGGTATGGTTTTTCTTTCGGCTTTGCTGCTTCTATCTGCTTAACGGTGAGCATGGGTAAAAATCCGGTGGGTAAAATTATTTTATCCACTTTTTACCCGTCATGGAGTGCGGCTGTCAACGATCTGAAGCGAACTATTACGAACGGTGAATCTACGGAAAGCTTGATATTCAGGGAATTTTGCGGACTGGTACGGATGGGGGCGAACTGATAAATGGTGTCCCCTGCAGACATCTACTTGAAGCAGCAGGGGATTGATTGGAATGGTGTTTTTTAGATGTGAGAAATATTTTACCCGCTATTTTACCCATTGGCGCGGCTTAAGAGCTTATTTTTGAATTCACAATGGTCACGATATAACCATCTTGCTCGACCGTGGATAACTTTGGCTTTTGGCAGGTCGCCGGACTTAATCCGGTCATAGATGAAGGTTTTACCGAAGCCAGTATCGGCCATGATGAATTTCAAATCAACCAGTGAATCAGGCTGTAGTTCGTGTTGCATGAGTGCTATCTCCGAATAGGGAATCGAACCTGCAAATCAGGCAATAAAAAACCGCCATCAGGCGGCTTGGTGTTCTTTCAGTTCTTCAATTCGAATATTGGTTACATTGTTTTCATATATGAATAAATAAATTAGCTTTTTTCGTTGCCTTCGCTTTCTTTATTAATTTTAACAAACTCGTTTTTACCACGCTCTCCAAATGCGTCTTTAGAGTCGTTGTATCCGCAATCGCAGCACACATAATCACCAGACCATCCACGCATTGTTTTTTCTTTTGCAATATTTCCAGAACCGCATTTTGGACAAGACATATCACTACCTCCAAAGCATGAGTGAGATGACAACGTAACATTGATTGGAGATTAACAATAGATTGCTGATGTAAAAGATATGTATAAGCTTCGCTTTCAAAGTGGAGGCTCTGGTAGCGGCATCCAGTGTGACGGTTTCCACGACGCACCAGGAATTATCCACCCATCATTAGCGTCAGGATGACCCGGGATGTAAGTCGCCCATTTCATTCGCCAGTCACCTTTCCTGTCAAACTCCACGGCAACAAGAACGGCTGTTTTGGTATCCGGCATTCGATCACTACAGCTTATCCAACCATCCGGAGTTACCGGAGAGTTGCCATTTACATCGAAGTTTGGCTCTGCGTCCTGAACCAGGAGGATGTAACCATTCTTGGCAGTATCAAGTTCTAACGCCTCGGTGACGGTACCGAAATAGCGATTACCTAAATCCGCATCACAAGTGCTTACATCAATGGAAACCTCCATGCCTTCGATTAATTCTGGCAAGTTGTAAGTTTGGCTTACAGGTTCTGCTCCCAGTGATGCCAGTGCAATCCGTGCCACTTCCATTTGTTCGCCACGGGTAAGCCCGTTATCAAGCGGATTTTTAATGAATAATTCGATACGTTCTTTGGTAATAGTGGTCATAGCTATTTCACCTTAATCTCAACATTTCGCAGCTTTAGCTCTACTGGCAGGTCTGACTTTCCTGTTAATGCTAATGCGAGATTTTCTGGGGTAATGAGAGCAGTTATTGCTTTCCCCATTGCCAGACGAATAATTATTCGTATTTCGCGATCGTCACATGCTCCTGGTCGAACGATTGATATTTGTCCGTCCATCTCACTCTCCTTTGATGCGAATGCCAGCGGCGCGGATTGCAGCGATGACTTCAGAAACTTTGTATGCCATTACCGTTTGGTAATCATCGTGAAAATCTGTTCGATGAAGCATGCTGCTACGTTCTGGGAGCAGTATTTCCCGATCCTCCAGTTCTGCAATGCGCTTCTCTGCGGCTTCCAGCTTCTCGCGCATATCGTCAACGTACTCGACCAGAGAACCGCCAGCAGGAATTTCGCACTCCTCGACCAGTTGGAAGTAGATATCAGCTGCGGCCCGTGTGTTGCTATGCCTAGCGTCGCCCATCTCACCTTCACGAAGAGCATCGCGTTCGGCGGTAAGATTGGCTATTTTGCTGTCTTTGCCTTCCAGCTCAACGCGCAGCCTCCCTACCGTTAGCGCAATTTCCTCGTTCTCCTGGTCGCGGCGTTTGATGTATTGCTGTTTTCTTTCCAGCTCATCCAGCAGCGCCAAGACGGTAGCAGGATTGGCTGCGGCGATGAATTCAGCATTGGCCTGCTGTTCCATTTGGAAATCTTCATCGAAACCGCTTTCTGGGTGCGCTCCTTCAATTCTGCAAATGGGAAGATATCCAACAACTTCACGATGAATTAGCGCATCATCAGCATCAAATCTCTCCTCTCCATATTCGAGCGACCACACACCACTCGTTGCTTTCTCTGCCTTTTCACGCAGTGCCTGATAGTCAATCTTGCTCACTGGCTGCCTCCTTTGCGAAGCTGGTCGGCGAACAAACGTACACTAGACGCTTCACTGCGTAGAAACTTAACGGCATAATCAAAACCACCTCGTTCTGCGTCGTCTGCTACGTTGTCGAGGTTATCTGCGTACATCTCTACCCCCTGCGCCCGTACTTCAGCCAGGAAAGCGTCGGTAGTTGGGGTTTCAGTAACATCATCTTCCCATTCGCTAAACTCCTCACGACAAAAGTCATTAAATTCCTTCTCAGATTGCTTAAGCGAGGTATTTTCAGCAGCCATCTTCGCGCATTTAGCCTCAAGGTTATCAATCGTGATTCCAGCAGAACGACACTCCCGCAACGCCGTTTCCAGTTTTGATTCAAGTTCACCGAACTTACGCACCAGATATTCAGCGTTTGTTTCGTTAACCTTTAAATCTCGTGGGAAGCATTTACCTTTCAGAAAACCATCCATCTCAATTAGTGACATTTGTTTCATTTCTTCCCACTCCGCCACATCGCATTCAGATATTTGTTGTCATTAACAGAACCGAAACTATTTCTCTTAAGCAATTCCTCTCTCGATGGCATTGGCTTTACGCGTTGGCGAATAATCATTTCTGCCGGAAGAATGCCGGGATTGTATGCAAGTCCTCTCATGGTAAATTCCTCAGTCATTACTGATAGCGCCATAGCGTGATCGATAATTACGCAGGCGCGGGTCAATTTCAGGGAAGTGGGTATATGTGGCTTTGCGGAATGGTCGGATTGATGTCTGGTAAATTCGCTCGCGTTCTTCTTTCTCTGCAAGCCATATACAATGGCGAAATTCCTTTTCCTCTTTCGTTTCCTGCGGTAGCGACATTATCCGATCGTAGTTTTTTCTGAATTTATCCAGCACCTCCGATACGGAATTGCCGGAACAGCGGCGCGGGTCATCCGCACCATACAGAGGCGCTGGCATAATGGAATCCTTATTTTGCAAATCTAGAAGGGAATTGAATCGTCGTATTCAGGATGATTTTGATGATTGCTACTTTGCTGCTGTTGGCTGTTTCCTGAAGTTGCAAATCCAATCTTTGCATTCAGTAATTCAAGATTGATTGATTGACCATTTTGCCCCTGATAAACATCAACCCTGATGTTTTCTCCGGTAATTTCAACAATGCCACCTTCAACAAGAACACTACGGTAGTAATCCGCTTGCGCTCCCGGCTTGGCAAATACAACGGCGCTGTAGTTTGTCCATTCTTTCTTTTTTGTCTGGCGATCGTAATACTGAACGCCAGCACGGATGTTGAATCCGATATTTTCCCCGGCCTGAAACTCTCTTGCGGGTTTGTTTAGTCTTACTGTAATCGAATGTGCCATTAAGCAGCCGCTCCTTCTAATTCGTCTCGTCTGATGTTGTAAACGTCCTGCGCTTTATGCTGCTCCGGTGTGCCTTCGAGCATCTTCCACGCTTTGGCGAACGCCTGTTTAAGCTCTTCTACGGTGTTTTTCTGCATTGCTGCGTCAGTGAATGCTTTTAGAACCTGTTCAGGTGTAGGTGATGGTTTTGATTGCTTTGCTGCTGCGTTCTGCTGATGTTTATGCTCGTCGGTATCTGCATCTTTAGCATCATCAATGCCGAACAAACCATTGAGGCAATACTTGCGTGCATAAGAGCTTGTAGCTCCCGTAACTTGTGCAGAATCCATTCCTTTCTTGCTTTCTTCCTCTCGTGCTAGCGCGGTTGCCGTATGACTGTTTTCGCCATCAGTAATAGTTGCCGTGGCTTTCACGTAATACCGATCACCAATCAACACAACTTCATCGCTGATTGATAAAAACAGACCATTCAGTAACGGCTTAACGCCTTCAAGAATGTCTTCGCAGCTTCTGTATTTATATTTGCCGAATGAGTTGTACTGATTCTTTGGCGCGTTCAGATTCTCCTGAATAGCTGCCAGTCTTGCGTAAAATTCTTTGCTCATATGATTGTTCTCAGAATGGACACGGCCCAAGGAAATAACGCTGATTTAATACTTCAGTCTTTGCCGCATTTAAAAATACGCGAACACCTTCACGATCTCCCTTCTGGCGATACATTAACGCCTGCTGCGTGTACATGCGTCTCTGTAACTTGCTCTCCTTCACTGTGGTTGCAAGTGACATGAATATCTCCTTCGTTACCGATTAAATCTTTCATCTGACGAATGAATTCTTCGTCTGACCAGTTATCTGTAAAACTCATTTCCTGCGATACCACGGAAGGTTGATAGCTGATTTCATAGCTTTATTTGCTTCAAGCCACATTTTTGAATCACCAATAAATCTGGCTATTACTGCTTTGTTCTGTGCTGCACGAAGCATCTGGTGATTGATGGCTATTTCATTGCGCATAATAAGACCTCAACTCTTTTCCATCCGTCACGTAATTTACGGGTGATTCGTTCAAGTAAAGATTCATTTAGTTGGAAGGCACCCATGCGAGCGCCTCCCGCGATTGCGTAAATCATGGGTGGTTCCTTATGTTGGTTTTATTAGTAGGTTATTTTTGTTGCGAATACTTCGCCTTTTACGATGGCTGTTATGATATTTTTAGCAACATCTTCTGATGCGCCAACCTTGATAAGGTCAGCAAGTATTTTGTTATTTACTTCTTTCCGGTGAGCTTTATCCTTTGCTCTACGCTCTTCTTCGTCCTTGATTCTTTTTTCTTCTGCTATTCTGGCTTGCTCTTTTGCTTCAGCCTCGCGACGGATTCGTTCAGCCTCCTCCTGTGCTTTTCTGCGTTCTGCTTCAATTGCTGCCTGCTTTTCTCTTTCAGCTCGTTCTGCTGCGGCCTTAGCTTCTGCTTCTCGCCTTGCTGCTGCTTCAATTTCGGCTTTTGCCTTTGCTTCGGCTTCTGCTCTGGCTTTCTCTTCAGCTTCTCTTTTTAATCGTTCTTCATGCTCTCGCTTTTCCTGCTCCGCTTTGAGTCTTGCCTCTTCTCTTTGGCGGTCAAATTCGCGATCCATCAAAATCGCTATTTCATGGTCAGACTCAATTTGCTTTGCGAGAGCTTCAGCTGCTGCCTTAGCTTCTTCTTCGGCTTTAATCCGCGCCTGTTCTTCCTCATAATCAGTAAGAGGCTGGCGCGCCTTGGCTTTCAGTTCATCAAGGCGATCGCGCACTGTCTTGCGGTTGGCATCAATTAGCTTTGGAATTTCCTTCAGTTCAGCAACAAGGTCTTTGCCAAGACCATCGAGATATGTTTTCGTCTGCGCAACTTTATACGCCAGAGAAGCGATCTCCTTTCTGCCCTTTGCCGTTGTGATATCAGGCACAAAGGACATAACTTCACGTTCAACCTTTTGAAGGATTTCTTCAATCTGGTCGGCAGACTGAAATACAGTCATTGCATTTGATTTTTCAATAACAACTAAATCTGTTACTTCACTCATATATCCTCCATCAAAAAAATTGCCCTCACACTGGAGGGCAAAGAAGATTTCCAATAATCAGAACAAGTCGGCTCCTGTTTAGTTACGAGCGACATTGCTCCGTGTATTCACTCGTTGGAATGAATACAAAGTGCAGTGTTTATTCTGTTGTTTGTGCCAAAAATAAAGGCCGACTATGCGTCCTGAAATTACTTAACCAATGATGCTGCATATTCGATAAGGTAAAGTTTTGGAGCAAGCCAAATTTTCAGCCAGTCGAAATAATTGAAGAAAACAACAATAGAAGTAATCGCTATTCCTGATGTGACAAGTAGTGATAAAAGAACAATATCTGCATCATCTCCTTTATTCCATGCAAAAATCATCAGATAAACACACGCTATAATCACCAATACACAGATAGCCTGAATTCCAGCTGATGATACGGCGTGCCACATCAAAAGCTGATGGATGACATCAGGAATCTGTGCCTGGCTAAATGAAACAGCCGCGTCTATTCCATTGCTGGCTTTTTGCAGTAGTTCTACGAGAATCTTGTTTGCTTGTTCTTCCATATATCACCTTGATTGTAATAAGCATGAAATTATTTACGGCTAAAAAATAAAGGCCACCATCAGCAGCCTTGTTGTAAATGTTGCAGGTATCAAGTAAGTAATTAGATGGAGCGCCATAAATTATGAATTCATCGTTTGTCGGATCCATCTCCATCTCTTGGCCTATTGCCATTCTTGCGTCAGTGTCATCAGCGGCGAAGCATAAAACAGCCCACGCTCCCATTGTTTTAAAAAGAACTGCAATTGGCTGTGGTTTTACTGAATTTGCGTTAGCGCGAAAATCACAAATCGCACTTTCATGAAATTCCATATCTAACCTCAAATAAGTGGTTTGCTGCCTAGTTTCATTTTCTGGCGACCAACACAAGTCACACCCATTTCACTGCGTGGCTTGCTGTACCATGTGCGCTGATTCTTGCGCTCAATACGTTGCAGGTTGCTTTCAATCTGTTCGTGGTATTCAGCCAGCACTGTAAGGTCTATCGGATTCAGTGCGCTTTCTACTCGTGATTTCGGTTTGCGATTCAGCGAGAGAATAGGGCGGTTAACTGGTTTTGCGCTTACCCCAACTAACAGGGGATTTGCTGCTTTCCATTGAGCCTGTTTCTCTGCGCGACGTTCGCGGCGGCGTGTTTGTGCATCCATCTGGATTCTCCTGTCAGTTAGCTTTGGTGGTGTGGTGGCTGGTAGTCTAGCTCCAGCTTGTTGAGTCTCATTCGGAGGGGTATAACCGGCACCCCAGCGATTTTTCCATGCGACAACGTGCGCGTTATGGCGGCCTTATCGCCCGCGGCTCCCCATCTCGTCCACGCTATTGCTAGCGTTGGGAGCGCTTCACCGCTCAACAGTAGGTAAGCACTTGCCAGTGACTAGCTGGCTTCACCACACCCCAAAGCCTTCTGCTTTGAATGCTGCCCTTCTTCAGGGCTTAATTTTTAAGAGCCTCACCTTCATGGTGGTCAGTGCGTCCTGCTGATGGCTTAAAATTACAAGAAAGATTGTATGTTGTAAACAAGAAATATTGTAAAAAGGGGCGTGAAAAACAAACTCCATTGTTTTTAAATGAACAATAGTTTGTTTTTGGTTATCGAGATTGAGGTGGGGATTACTGGTTGCAGGTTCCGACTACATCACCAACAAATGATTTGGTTGATGTAAGTTGTTGCATACCTGGGATATTCATTACTTTGGAGTAAAGAGCTTTTTTGTCTGTAGTGATTGACCAAGTTTCAACGGTTATTCCTCCTCCAGACTGGTATTCTCCTACCATAGTGTTCGATGACAAAGCAGTGTATTTCATCTCTGGATAGACGCCAGAAACTGATTCATAAACTGATGATTTATCGCCATTTATTGTTACGTGGAAAACGGAATCTTCCGTGCTGTCTTTTGTAAACTCGTAACGATCGCCATTCATTGACCCGTACCCGTGCAGGTTTGTGACAATCCAGCATTCAGAATTGGCGCTGGTAGTTAAGAGTATTGAGAGTAGCGCCGCAATCCTGATCATACGAATTTTACCCTCGCTTCCACGACAACACCGATAATCTTGCAGTTCCCGTTGATAGGAGTCATAGGCCATGAAGGGTTCAGGCCTTTCAGGTACTTCTGCCCGCCATCTATAACCAGTTTCTTGAATGTTGCTTCGTTCGCGTCAGTCAGTTTGGCTACAACAAGGCTTCCATTCACTGGCTCGCGTCCAGTATCTACTAACACCATATGACCTTCAGGGATGCTTTGACCTACAGGTGAGGTCATGGAATCACCTTCAACCTTCAGCCAGAATCCATCGCCTAATAAGTTAACGTCACTGTCATACCATTCATCAATGTCCTTGATATCGTAGGGTTCACAAGCTTCACACCACGAACCAGCTCTAACCATGCTAATCAATGGATATTTCCCTTTGGGCTCAACGTGCCCAACAAATCTAACATTCGAATCAGAGGTGCCATTGAGCAGTCAGTCAACACTTACGCCAAGAGCTGACGCAAGTTCTGGTAAAAAGCGTGGTCGCTTAGTTTTACCGTTTTCGAGCTGCTCTATAGACTGCTGGGTAGTCCCCACCTTTTGAGCAAGTTCAGCCTGGTTAAGTCCAAGCTGAATTCTTTTGCTTTTTACCCTGGAAGAAATACTCATAAGCCACCTCTGTTATTTACCTCCAATCTTCACAAGAAAAACTGTATTTGACAAACAAGATACATTGTATGAAAATACAAGAAAGTTTGTTGATGGAGGCGATATGCAAACTCTTTCTGAACGCCTCAAGAAGAGGCGAATTGCGTTAAAAATGACGCAAACCGAACTGGCAACCAAAGCCGGTGTTAAACAGCAATCAATTCAACTGATTGAAGCTGGAGTAACCAAGCGACCGCGCTTCTTGTTTGAGATTGCTATGGCGCTTAACTGTGATCCGGTTTGGTTACAGTACGGAACTAAACGCGGTAAAGCCGCTTAAGACATTCCCGCTCTTACACATCCCAGCCCTGAAAAAGGGCATCAAATTAAACCACACCTATGGTGTATGCATTTATTTGCATACATTCAATCAATTGTTATCTAAGGAAATACTTACATATGGTTCGTGCAAACAAACGCAACGAGGCTCTACGAATCGAGAGTGCGTTGCTTAACAAAATCGCAATGCTTGGAACTGAGAAGACAGCGGAAGCTGTGGGAGTTGATAAGTCGCAGATCAGCAGGTGGAAGAGGGATTGGATTCCAAAGTTCTCAATGCTGCTTGCTGTTCTTGAATGGGGTGTCGTTGACGACGACATGGCTCGATTGGCACGACAAGTTGCTTCGATTCTCACCAATAAAAAACGCCCGGCGGCAACCGAGCGTTCTGAACAAATCCAGATGGAATTCTGAGGTCATTACTGGATCAATCCACAGGAGTAATTATGACAAAACGTCGTAAGAAATACCAGGAAAAAGAAGAGATTCGACACCCTGATTCACCTGAGGGATTAGTGGTAGCCGCAGCAAATAACAGGGCGTTCGCAGAACGCCTTGTTGGTGTTTACAGACTAGCCAAAGCAGGAGTGAAACATGGGCGTCGTTAAGTTAGCTGATTACAGGCATAACCCTGTACAACATCAGGAGGCATCCAGTATGGGGTATGTCTCTATACACCGCCAGTTTATGGACAGCAGGCTCTATAAGGACTCTCAGGCAGTACATCTTTGGCTTCACTTAATCCTCAAGGCTAATCACGAATCTACTGTCGTCAATACGGATATCGGTCCGATAACTGTTGATCGCGGTCAGATGATAACTGGACGCCCGTCTCTGGTCAGAGAAACATTCATCCCCGACAACAAAGTTCGGAGCTTATTACGGACTTTTGAGTCGAAAGGGATGCTTAATATTTGCTCGATGGGGAAGAAATTTAGCCTGTTTACAATCGTTAAATATGACGATTTTCAGGCAAAAAATTGTCCAACGGTTGTCCAACGGTTGTCCAACGCAAACACCAGTAATGGCGCGGCTCTCAGCGGAGATTGTCCAACTGCTGTCCAACGGTTGTCCATAAACAATAATATAAATAATATCTCTAATACTGACGTATTAGAGAGTGCAACAGCAGACAAAAAGTCTGACAAGAAAAAACCTTCCGTTAGCTGTCAGGATGTTGTCGATGCTTACCACGAAATCCTTCCTGAAGCGCCAAGAATCCGCGCACTGAATGACAAGCGTAAAAACCAGATCCGAACGTTCTGGCGCAAAGCCGGAGTGATAACCCGCCAGCTTGACGGGCATGGGTTCACGATGCAGGACTGGAGAAATTATTTGAGCTACGTAGGCGAAAATTGCCGATGGATGTTCGAAGAACGCCCAAACCATCAACGCGGAACCGTCTGGCACAAAAAGGGATTTGATTTCCTGCTTAACGACAATACCTACCTGAAAGTTCGTGAGGGTGAACACGATGACCGATAATTTTTATGCGCCGCCCCATAGCATCGAGGCAGAGCAGGCGGTGATTGGTGGATTGCTTCTGGATGATGACAGCAGTGAGCGCGTCCAGAAAGTTCTGGCGATGCTGAAGCCTGATTCATTTTACAGCCGACCACACAAAATCCTTTTCGAAGAAATAACCAGAATGCACCGTGAGCAAAAGCCAGTAGATGGCCTGACGCTTTTCGATGAACTGGAGCGTAAATCGTTAACGGCGTCTGTTGGCGGTTTTGCTTATATCGCTGAGATCGCAAAGAACACGCCGAGCGCCGCAAACATCGTTGCCTATGCAATGCAGGTTCGTGAAACCGCAATGGAACGCTACGCCATCAACCGCATGACTGAAGCGACGGAATTGCTCTATTCCCGCAACGGAATGACTGCAACGCAGAAGTACGAAGCTATTCAGGCGATTTTCACGCAACTGACAGACCATGCAAAAACCGGATCGCGTCGCGGCCTTCGCTCATTTGGTGAGGTCATGGAAGACTGGGTTAGCGACCTTGAGAAGCGATTTGACCCGTCAGGCGAACAGCGAGGAATGAGCACAGGGATCCCATCGCTGGACAGGATGCTGTCACCGAAAGGTCTGGTGAAAGGTTCTCTGTTTGTCATTGGCGCTCGCCCTAAGATGGGGAAAACGACGCTATACAGCCAGATGGCAATCAACTGCGCAGTGCATGAGAAAAAGCCCGCTCTGATGTTCAGCCTTGAAATGCCAGGTGACCAGATACTGGAAAAACTGGTAGGGCAGAAGTCTGGTGTTAACCCGAATATTTTTTACCTTCCGGCGACAAATGACGCTGATGACGGCTATCAGGGTGATTACGATGGTGACTTCAACAGGGCGATCGAAACAGCCAATCGCTTGAGTGAAATCGACATGCTTTACATCGACGACACGCCGGGATTATCTCTGGCTCAAATCGTCAGCGAAAGCCGTCGAATCAAGCGAGAAAAAGGATGTGTTGGCATGATTCTGGTCGATTACCTGACACTAATGACCGCTGAAAAGGCCGATCGCAACGACCTTGCTTACGGCATGATCACCAAAGGACTGAAGAACCTTGCCAAAGAGCTTGATTGCGTTGTTGTGCTTCTGACGCAGCTTAACCGCGCATTGGAAAGCAGAACCAATAAACGCCCATTACCAAGTGACTCACGAGATACAGGGCAGATTGAACAGGATTGCGATTATTGGGTGGGGATCCATCGTGAAGGTGCTTTTGATGACAGTGTTCCACCTGGTGAAACCGAACTAATCCTTCGTCTCAATCGTCATGGCAATACCGGCACGGTGTATTGCATTCAGGCAAATGGCGCTATTTATGACACAGACCAACAGTCCGCTGAAATGCGCCGCCGTGAACGCGAGGAACCGCAATCCAAGAAGAAAGGAGGATTCTGATGACCATCTACATCACTGAGCTTGTAACAGGCCTGCTGGTAATCGCAGGCCTTTTTATTTGGGGGAGAGTAAATCGTGGCTGAGTTTATGCTCGTCGCACTCAAATGCGTTGGCGTTGGATGGATTCTTCTGACGTTTTTTATTGTTCTGCATAGCTACATTCGTCTTGTGAATGACGGTAAAGACCCATGGTATACGTTGTTTGGCGCTGCATTTGTCTGGGTGATTATCGGTGTTATGCCTGTTGTCGTAGCAAAAGTGGCGTGGCGTTTTGTGAGTTGAGGTAACGATGAAGCAAACAATCTTCCTCCGAAGTAAGCAACAACAGCAAGCCGCAATCAACGCCATCCTCGAAACTCCTCTCGATAAAGACAAGCCAGTCACCATCCGCATTACTGACTACAAGCGCAACCTTGACCAGAACGCAAAATTTCACGCGATGCTGGCGGATATCGCTTGTCAGGTTCAATGGTGCGGCAAATGGTTAAAACCAGAGCAATGGAAGGTTTTGTTGATCAGCGGTCATGCAGTGGCAACAAAGCAGGAAGCTGATGTTTTGCCCGGGCTTGAAGGCGAATACGTCAACATTCGCGAAAGCAGCGCGCAGATGAGTGTGAAGCGTATGGCAAGTCTGATCGAGTACACAACAGCCTGGGCTATTGGTCAGGGTGTCAGATTTACCGACAGGAGGTATGAATGAGGCGACAGCGACGAAGTATCACCGACATCATCTGCGAAAACTGCAAATACCTTCCAACGAAACGCTCCAGAAATAAACGCAAGCCAATCCCAAAAGAATCTGACGTAAAAACCTTCAACTACACGGCTCACCTGTGGGATATCCGGTGGCTTAGAGAACGTGCGAGGAAAACAAGGTGATTGACCCAAATCGAAGTTACGAACAAGAAAGCGTCGAGCGGGCTTTAACGTGCGCTAACTGCGGTCAGAAGCTGCATGTGCTGGAAATTCACGTGTGTGAGCACTGCTGCGCAGAACTGATGAGCGATCCGAATAGCTCAATGTACGAGGAAGAAGACGATGAATGAGTTAATAAATGGCAATGCCATCAAAATGACAAGCATTGAAATCGCTGAGTTGGTGGGTAAGCGTCATGACAATGTGAAACGTACCATCGAAACGCTGGCTAAAAATGGTGTTATCCGGCTTCCTCAAATTGAGGTTTCCGAAAGAATCAATAACTTAGGGTTCAATGTTCAGTACGAGCATTACGTCTTCGAGGGCGAACAAGGTAAGCGAGACAGTATTGTCGTTGTTGCCCAGTTGTCGCCAGAGTTCACCGCTCGCCTTGTTGACCGCTGGCGAGAGCTTGAAGAAACTGCGGTTAATATCCCCAAAACGCTACCAGAAGCGTTGCGCCTTGCTGCTGATCTTGCTGAGCAGAAAATGCAACTGGAAAACCAGCTCGCAATTGCCGCACCTAAAGTTGAGTTTGCCGATCGCGTTGGCGAGGCCAGCGGAATTTTGATTGGAAACTTTGCAAAGGTTGTTGGAATTGGTCCAAACAAACTGTTTGCGTGGATGCGCGATCACAAAATCCTTATTGCTTCAGGTTCCCGGCGCAATGTGCCAATGCAGGAATATATGGAGCGCGGCTATTTCACAGTGAAAGAAACAGCGGTCAACACAAATCACGGAATACAGATATCGTTCACCACAAAAATCACCGGGCGTGGTCAACAGTGGCTGACCAGAAAGCTGCTCGATAACGGAATGCTGAAAGTAACAGGTGAGGCTGCTTAATGGCTAACCTACGCAAAGAAGCACGCGGCAGAGAATGTCAGGTACGTATTTACGGCGTATGCAATGGCAATCCTGAAACTACAGTTCTGGCACATTACCGGATGGCTGGAATTTGCGGAACGGGAATGAAACCTGACGACCTGATCGGCGCATGGGCTTGTAGTGACTGCCACGCGGAGATCGACCGGCGCACCCATAACCTCGACAACAAAGACGCCAGACTTTACCACCTCGAAGGCGTGATCAGGACGCAGGCGATACTGCTGAAGGAGGGGAAGATTAAGCCATGAACGAATATCAGTTTGTGCTTCCTTACCCGCCGTCGGTGAATACCTACTGGCGAAGACGGGGGAGTCAATACTACATCAGCGATAAAGGCCAGAAATACCGAAAAGACGTTCAGCAAATCATCCGCCAACTCAAGTTAGACATTTTCACCAAATCACGACTCCGCATCAAAGTCATCGCAGACGTTCCAGACTCCCGCCGCCGCGACCTCGATAACATCCTGAAAGGTTTACTCGATTCCCTTATCCACGCCGGATTTGCGGAAGACGACGAGCAATTCGATGACATTCGCGTAATTCGTGGTGTGAAAGTACCAGGCGGACGGCTTGGAATAAAAATCACCGAACTGGAGAACGCATGAACGCCACAATTCAAACGATACCAGAGCTTCTTATCCAGACACGAGGCAATCAGACCGAAGTGGCGAGGATGCTTTCCTGCGCAAGAGGAACGGTGCTCAAGTACAACCGAGATAGCAAAGGCGAGCGTCACGTAATAGTTAACGGCGTCCTGATGGTCAAACAGGGCAAGAGGGGAAGACGATGAGACTCGAAAGCGTAGCTAAATTTCATTCGCCAAAAAGCCCGATGATGAGCGACTCACCACGGGCCACGGCTTCTGACTCTCTTTCCGGTACTGATGTGATGGCTGCTATGGGGATGGCGCAATCACAAGCCGGATTTGGAATGGCTGCATTCTGTGGTAAGCACGAACTCAGCCAGAACGACAAACAAAAGGCTATCAACTATCTGATGCAATTTGCACACAAGGTATCGGGGAAATACCGTGGTGTGGCAAAGCTCGAAGGAAATACTAAGGCAAAGGTGCTGCAAGTGCTCGCAACATTCGCTTATGCGGATTATTGCCGTAGTGCCGCGACGCCGGGCGCAAGATGCAGAGATTGTCACGGTACTGGCCGGGCCGTTGATATTGCCAAAACAGAACGGTGGGGGAGAGTTGTCGAGAAAGAGTGCGGAAGATGCAAAGGCGTCGGCTATTCAAGGATGCCAGCAAGCGCAGCATATCGCGCTGTAACGATGCTAATCCCAAACCTTACTCAACCCACCTGGTCACGCACTGTTAAGCCGCTGTATGACGCTCTGGTGGTGCAATGCCACAAAGAAGAGTCAATCGCAGACAACATTTTGAGTGCGGTCACACGTTAGCGGCATGATTGCCACGGATGGCAACATCTTTACGGCATGATATTGACTTTTTGAATAAAGTTGGGTAAATTTGACCCAACGATGGATAAATGCACTCGTTAAATAAAGCCCTGAGTTAATAGCTCGGGGCTTTTTCATTTCTGCAATCCGGTCAGGACTTTCGAGTTAATGCGTGCTGCACGACACGTTGACACTCATACGCGAGAGCCCTGAGCCAGATTGAAGGCTATCAGGTAAGAGCATATCGACGCACTGATAGGGCTGGATTGGAAGATCATTCAGAGACCCGGCAGACAGATGTGTTCTTTCCGATGGTTTTCGTAAGCGACTTTGCGGTTTTTTAGAAACTGATCACAAAGATAAATGCAAACGAAGAAATGTATCTGGCCGTAGCTTAACCGCTAAACACCAGTGAGGTATTCCAGTTCCTCATCAACGAATCTGGCGCACTGGCCCGGTGTGATTAATAATGGGCACACAACAGGTAAGAGCATTAAAGAACTGGCAAAGAGCTTAACGGTCTGCGAAAGCATTTCTTAGTGGCACAACTGGCCGGTACAACTGAGTGCTCTTTCCGGTGTGGTGAATGCGCAGGCTGATGCGCGCAGGAGAGCTTCGGAAGAACAAGGTGCCTGTATACAAGCCGGAGATCAGCGCCGGCCACCACAGCCAAATCCACCCAGAGCAAAACCGTTGTTCATCCTTACCATTCCCTCAGTATTTTGGGCTACAACCCTCAGCCCATTTTTTAAAGCGTACTTCCACCAAGAACCAGACCTAACCAACTCATTGCTGACACTCTGTGGATACGGTTGTCTAGTGCGCTTTAAAAAAGAAAACCCAGCATCAATGGCTGGGCTTCGTGATATGAGCGGCATGTATTGTTGGCGCAATCCACGCCTGATTTGCTCATGAATGCGGTCACGAACAAACCCGTTACAAATCAACCGTAACCCGGATTTGTTCAAGCGACCATATCCATAATTCCTAATTTGAACAGATCCCCTTCTGGGGGTAAGACATGAAGATGCCAGAAAAAAATGACCTGTTAGCCGCCATTCTCGCGGCAAAGGAACAAGGCATCGGGGCAATCCTTGCGTTTGCAATGGCGTACCTTCGCGGCAGATATAATGGCGGTGCGTTTACAAAAACAGTAATCGACGCAACGATGTGCGCCATTATCGCCTGGTTCATTCGTGACCTTCTCGACTTCGCCGGACTAAGTAGCAATCTCGCTTATATAACGAGCGTGTTTATCGGCTACATCGGTACTGACTCGATTGGTTCGCTTATCAAACGCTTCGCTGCTAAAAAAGCCGGAGTAGAAGATGGTGGAAATCAATAATCAACGCAAGGCGTTCCTCGATATGCTGGCGTGGTCAGAGGGAACTGATAACGGACGTCAGAAAACCAGAAATCATGGTTATGACGTCATTGTTGGCGGAGAGCTATTCACTGATTACTCCGATCACCCTCGCAAACTTGTCACGCTAAACCCCAAACTCAAATCAACAGCAGCCGGACGTTACCAGCTTCTTTCCCGTTGGTGGGATGCCTATCGTAAGCAGCTTGGCCTGAAAGACTTCTCTCCGAAAAGCCAGGACGCTGTGGCATTGCAGCAGATTAAAGAGCGTGGCGCTTTACCGATGATTGATCGGGGTGATATTCGTCAGGCTATTGATCGTTGCAGCAATATTTGGGCTTCATTGCCCGGTGCTGGCTACGGTCAGTATGAACACAAGATCGATAGTCTGATTGCCAAATTCAAAGAAGCTGGCGGGGTGGTTAATGAAACTTCGCTATAAGCTGGTTATTTCTGCTTTCCTCCTGACTTTATTCGGTTCTCTCGTCTGGTCAGCTAATCATTACCACAATAAAGCCATTGAATACAAAAAACAGCGCGACGAAAACGCTATGGCATTAGATTCGGCTATGGCGACGATCTCTGATATGCAGAAGCGTCAACGTGACGTAGCAGAACTCGATGCCAGATATACAAAGGAGCTTGCTGATGCTAACGCGACTATCGAAAGTCTCCGTGCTGATGTTTCTGCTGGTCGTAAGCGCCTGCAAGTCGCCGCCACCTGTGCAAAGTCAACGACCGGAGCCAGCAGCATGGGCGATGGAGAAAGCCCAGGACTTACAGCAGATGCTGAACTCAATTATTACCGTCTCCGAAGTGGAATCGACAAGATAACCGCGCAGGTTAACTACCTGCAGGAATACATCAGGACGCAATGCCTGAAATAATTTTTTTGCAAATCACAAAGTCAATTTAATGAGCCTCGCGAAAAGCGGGGCTTTTTTATGTCCGCAGTAAACGCGCATTCTCGTGCGCATATCAACCAAGAGCTTTTCGGGATATGAGACAGAGACAGGACGGTGGCTTACATCGTGCCGCTCTTGGGCTGTCCATGTCTGCGAGAACTGGCTCATATCACCAAAAAGGTAAATACGATGTCCAATATCATCCCGATTGATTTCGAAGGCCATCCCATGCGTTTTTCTGACGATGGCTGGTTTGACGCGACTGCGGCAGCTGACAAGTTCAACAAGGAGCCGGCTCAGTGGCTTAGGCTTCCTGAGACTGTCCGTTACATCGAGGCGTTAAAGAGTAGATATGGGAATATCACATATGTAAAAACCAGCCGCGCTCGCAAAGAAAGTGCCTGGTGGAAGCATAAATAACTGGAGGACTTATGATTTCGTATGAGGTTGAGTTTCCGACCCATAAATCGTTTAGCTTAAAAATTAATGGTTACTCTTCAACAGAGGGGCTGGATTGTAAAACGGTTGAGGCTATTGGCGGAGACGTCAACGTGCGGCTCGAAAAGAAGACTCTGTTGATGGTCCCTTATCATGAAGACATCACGCCAGATTTCACCTTGGAAGGTTACAAGCAGCGCGCTGAAACTTACGCGAAAACTGTGATCGATCAGATTGTTAATGCGGCTCAGCACCGAGCCGCTGACGATTTAATTCAGGAAGTTACGAACGCGGTTACTTCTTCTGAATTATTTTCTCAACTCTCTTAATCGCCTCGTGAGCATCTGGGGCCGATGAAATTTCAGGCGGTGTAACCTCCTTCAGTACATCCATCAGAACGTCCCTAACATTCTGTTTTGGTGACAGTTTGTTAACAGCTTCAATAATCAGAGAAAAAACCAGTTTATTGGTGGCTTTTTCAATCTGTAATTCACGTTGTAAATCTGCAACTGCTTTTTCCAGTTCTGACATGGAACCCATGGGTATTTTCCTTTTCAGAGGTAATCAGCCATCCCTCCGCATTGAATGCGCCAGTGTCCCACCACTGACGGGCTGAATGCTTACCTTAACCAGGGTTAATGAGAAGTAACACCCTGATATTCAGACAGTAGCCGCCATCGTGCGGCTTTTTTATTAGAGATTCGCTGGTGGCTGAAGACATAAAATTTGTGGTGGTCGGCCATCACATCCGCTTAGGACATGCACAACGTCTTGCTGCGCTGCTGCATGCTCATCTGCTGGTTGATGACGATAACCACGGCGCGAACTGGAATCATCGCCGCGCGCTTGAGTGGGCAGCAGAACAAACCTGCCGGGTAGTGGTGTTGGAAGACGACGCACTGCCAGTACATGGATTCGCCGAAAAGGTAACGTACTGGCTGGCGCGCTTCCCTGACGACATGCTGAGCTTTTATCTCGGTACCGGCCGACCGCCGCAGTATCAGAAAGAGATTGCCGGAATGCTGGTGGAATCAGACAGAGTAAACGCTGATTACCTTGTTCTTAACAAACTGATTCACGGCGTATGTTATAGCCCTCCTCAGGGCAGGCTGGCGCGCATGCTTAACGCATGGAATAAAACGCTGGCAGCTGATTACGCCGTCGGTGAGGCATTCGGTGGCCGGGTGATTTATCCGTGTTACTCGCTGGTGGATCACGCTGACCTCCCGACGGTTGAGCGTCACCCTGACAACGAACCGAGGACGGAACGCCGCCGCGCATGGAGACTGGCATGAACAAAGAGCCCCGCGTATATGGCAGCCGATGGGATAAGGCCCGTCTGCGTTTCCTGCAGCAGCACCCACTATGTGTGATGTGCGAGCAGCAGGGGCGCATAACACCAGCAACGGTGGTCGACCATATCGTGCCCCACAAACTGAAAGATGCGCTTAAGTCAGGTAACCCTCTGGCCATATCGAAAGCACAGCTCCTGTTCTGGAGTAAAGAGAACTGGCAGCCACTGTGCAAAGCGCATCATGACTCAACGAAACAGAGAATGGAGAAGAGCGGCGCGGTAATCGGTTGTGATGCCAACGGCTACCCGCTCGATCCTGCGTCTCACTGGAGCACGTAATGAAAGACCTCATCATTGAATACCGAGACGGTAAGTTTGTTCAGCTGGCGATTGATGGCGTGGAGATGAAGCGCGTAACGTCTATCCAGTTCTCCCACACCTTAGGCGAGGACGTACCGACATTGACCGTGTCAGGACATGTGTGGTCCGAGTATGGGAAAGGCGATCACAAACTCGAACAGGTAGACAAACATTCGGCATAGCGCGGCGGCGGCAAGTCGATTATCTATCATGTGAAATCATTTCAAATGCAACGATATCAAATGAGAATGAATCGCATTCAGGGCAGGGGGGGGATCAAATCTTCAAAACCTTTGCCCTAAATGAC